CAAGAGTTTTCCCTTATATGACATTTCTACAAAGATACTAAATAATACTATTCAGTAGCTTTAATTATATTCACCTTCACCTCGGAGATAGTTTGCCCTCCAGATGTGATGTCAGTCTTTTCAGTTAGACCATTCAGACGCTGAGTGATGGATGGGTTGTACTGCCCGGCCATGCCTCCCTCGATTTGGTCTTGCTTGATGTTTGCCTCTATCGTGCGACAGATTGTGGTATATGCTGAATATCTCCCATCGGTGTTGGCGAAGTAATCTTCGATACTCTTGTGCTTATCAGCTGCGAATGCTCTGAATCCCACCACGGTAAGTGGTCTCTCCAGCGGCAATGGCACAGCCTCTCCAGTCTTATTGGATAGTTGGTATATGAATCTCGGATTGCTCTTGCACCAGGTGCGATATTCGACAAATAGTTGCCACATATCTTCAGCTGTTTCGATGTGTTTTGGTCTCATATTATTCCTAATCCTTTTAGTTTACTTTCTGCCCAATCGAGTCCAGTCTTGCCACCCCAAAGAAGGAATGAAACGTATCCACAGTCCTCTGGTGCTGAATCATCGAATGTTGGTTCTGCCCTGGATAGGTATGAGTACATCCTTTTGATTGTATCGATTGAAATGGGCTCCTTATTTGCGAGCTGCTGTCCTCTGACCTTACCGACTTGTGTGGCGCACTTGTTACCGAGCTCTTTGTTGAGTTCGATGCCTCTGCGTGCGTTGTTTCTGACGCTGTCGGGATAATCGGAGTAGCTATCCTCTGCGAATGCGTGAAGGTACTTAGATAGCGGTGTCATTGTTTCTATTCCTTTTGCTTTCTTTCTTAGCGACTGCATTGACTGGTCTTTTTCGTTTTGGTTTAGTTACTACTGGAGCATCAGTCTGCTCATCTGCCTCGATACCTTCATATCGGATTGGTGCAGTTGCTGTCTCCTTTTCAAATAGATATCCAAATCCTATGCTAACATAGTAGTCATATCTCTTCACATCTATATTGTCAATAACCACGGTTATGTTTCCGAGAGCTGTGTTTTTCATTAGGGTCATGCCCTTATATTCATCCTTTATTTTCATAGTGTATGGTTTTTAGTGTATTTTTTATCTCTGTGATGAGGTAGTGAGCTGATGTCACTGGGATGTTGAAGTACTCTGCCATTGATCGTGCTGTGGTGAAATTCTTATCGAAGTAAGCCTTGGCCACTGCAATCTTGACGTTATCTGTGAGCCCATCTCGGTAGATGTCAACCGATGACTTCCATCCCTGGTATTGCTGCTCGATTGCTATCTTATAGTTCAGGTCCTCACCATCATCGAAAGTATCCGGGACTGCGATTTCTGATGCCAGGATTCGCTCATCTTTGTAGCTGTCGACATTTTTCCAAATCACCTGGCGTTTGATTGAATTGAGGATATAGCTCTTGACCTTGCCGACATCTTCTGTGTTGTCATTGATTTCTATGCAGTGCAGATATGCGTTGGAGATGACCGTATCGATAGTGAGTTTCGGATTATACTTGGAACAAAAATACCTGGTGTATCGGTACAGCTCCTCGTAGTGAGATGATATGTAACGGTCAAGAGTTGCCTTCATACCAGTTTATGAATTCCTTGTACCATATCTTGCGCCTCAGCTGGGAGCAGAAGCACTCACGATCATGCTGCCCGGTCTCTGCTACCTTGATGCGCTTGAGAACGTTCAGCGTTTTCTTGCTGTATCGCTCTGTTTCGGGCATTTCCCTGACTGCTGTGATGATATCTATTTGCTCTCTATCCATTCGCTTATGATGTAGGCACCCATCGCTGTGATTGCTGCCGTATATATATTGCCTGAGAGTGCCAATGCAGTCCAAAATGAGGTGCACTTCCAGCAACCAAAGCCAGCATGAATGTAATCACCGAGCTTTCCCTTGGGAATCACCTTGATGAATACCAGGTCAATGACCCAGTGCAGAGGCTCGAAGTTGGCGATGAGCCATCCGAGGGCGAGGTATGAGAGTATCAGTTCCATAGGGCAAAGATAAGTTTAAAAATCAATATGATAGCCACTGTGCTCACGAGTATCATCGTGGCGAGTGCTGCGCAGTATTCTTTGTCTGGTCTCATTGTTCCTCGTTTACGATTTCTAAACTCCCATCGAATGCATAGCCAGTTAGCTTCAGCAACTTATCGAGGTGATACAGCAAGTCCTCCAGCGTGACATCCTCGTGGTCAAATTCATAGCTTGCTTTGTGTCCGTAGTGTGTTATTTCTATTTTCATTTCTTGTTGTTTACATTTCGTTTTTAGATATGTGGCAATTTTTACCCCTTATCCTTGTCCAGTTTTTTGCTCAATAAACTTGACATCTGCCTTCAGCTTTTCAATGTACAGCGTGGCATCCATCAGTTCCTCCTGGAGATGGTTGAGCCAATCGGTGAGGCTCAGGTCATCACGATCTAAAGTGCGCCCATATTTTTGAATCCCGAGCTGGCTGCGCTCATAGTACTTACCAAGCACCTTGATTAGTATTGTGTCTTGTATTTGCTCTTCCATCAGTTCAGGCTTGCATATTGTTCATAAAATTCATCAGCACTCACTTCAGAGATGTGCACCTCATCAGAGAAGGTCAGCACAATGCAAGTGTTGACACCTGGCATCATGTTGAATAAATCATGCACCCTTCCAACCAGCTTATCAAGGTTGTCATTCTTGGTGCCTATGTATGCGATAAAGTACTTCATTTCATCAGGAAGTTGAAGGCTTGGATATAGAACTCATCACCCACACCTTGACCCCTCATAAATCGGGTGACAGTATAGTAATTGAGATTCATGTCCTCGGCCAGGTGAGTCATTCGATATCTCTTGGAGATACGGGACCTCAACTCCTTATGGATGAAGTCCCGGATGTTCTCCCCATCAGAAAGGTAAATCGTCATCGATTTCATCTTCGATTGGTTTTGATGGTGCTGCTGCATCGATACGGATATCCCATGCATTGAGGCTGACATAATACTTGCCGTTGTACTCTCTGCCTCGAAGGTCGAACTTGACCTCACATTCTTGACCGACTTTGGCTCCATCCAGGAATCTCACTCGCTCATTCACTGCTTGAAATTGCACCAGCTGCGGATATTTGTCACCGATACTGAGCACGAACTCTCTGAGATTCATCTTCTCACTTACTTGTCTTGCCTCACCGATTAGCACGATGCTGCCTTTTGCTTTTAGCTCTTCCATTTTACTTGTTGTTTAATTGTTCATAATAATCGTGATATAATTCGGATGCTTCTTTAAGGCGAGCAACCATCTTGGCCTCAATATCTTCATCTCTATCGTACCAGAGAGCTGTGATTCGCTTCTCAGGATTGATGTGGTCGACTCTGTGCAGCTGGAGATTCTCGTATTCGTTGAGGAATTCATCCCAGGTGGTCACCATGCAGTATATGAGCTCGGCTGTTGGCTTATCATAGAGCATCATGTAAGCACGCAGCTGCCATTCATAGAGTGGATTTACAGCATCTTCTATCAGTGCCGGGAAAGTGTCCAGGGACCACGATGTTTTAACGTCAATGACCTTCTGCTCACTGATGATATCAGCTGTGCCAATGAGATAGTCATTCTCTATGGTCACTTCATTCTTGAGATAGTCAGTGAATCTCACCGAGTTGATGAGGTTGATGGACTCCAGCTCTTGCTCTCTACCCTTCCAGATGTATTTGTTGTTGAGTTCTGTGGTGTAGTTGTAGAAATCCTCCTTTGCACACTGCTTGATGTAGCTCTTGGCTGTTTCTCCGATGCTGTCCTTGGCTCTGCCATTGGTCATCAGCTTACCGATTTGCGATGGATGCCATTTCATAGTGCGAGCATTTTGGTCTGAGCTTCAGTGAGTGCATAGTTGGTGGCCAACTGTTGTGCTGTGTACTTCCCAGCTTCGATTGATTCGAGTGCTTTCTTGAATCGGTTCTCATCGATTACTGGCTTTGATGCTGCACCTTGAGCGGCTGTGTTGCCATCATCATCTACGGCTTGAAGTGAGAGCAGTGACTGCAAAGTACCTCTTCTAAAGTAAGTGACAGCAGCGAGCACCTTTTGTGGGTCTGTGATGACCGGAAGGCTCATGAATGACTCGATGACCTCACCAGAATCGATGTCGATGATACGAGTCACCACATCATTACCAACCACTGGCTGCAAGAGAAGCAGTCCATGCTCGTGGAGGATAGGCTCCACCGTTGTGAGCAGCGCATTGATGTCAGCATAGCTCTTTTTGAAATGTGGATTCGTTGCATTCTTAGCAACCTTTCCGATTTGCTGCTTGGCAGCGTGCAATTTTTGCCAAATGTTCATTGGCTCGGCTTTTTTTGTAGTCATAATTGTTGTTTTTGTTGTTTTGAATTGTAAATATACTAATTTATTTGATTGATTCGCAAAACTGCTCATAAAAATTTAAGAATCCTTCGAAGTCTCGTGCAATAACATACACACCACCAGCCTCTTCGATTGCTTTCTGGTATGCTTTCTGTGCATCTGACTGCCTATCCTTGCCATACTTGACCTCAATCTTTACGGAGCGGCCCTTGATCGTTGCGGAGATATCTGCTGACCCTGGTGTTCCGGTGCCCTTGGTCCACTGACCACCGATGGCTACTCCATCAGTACGGTATTTCTTTCGATAGACACCCATCGTATTGATTCTCTCCGCTTGGCAGTTACTGAACTGAAGGAATGCGATGATTGATTTGGTCAGCGCATTGGCTCCGTTGTCATTCCATTGGTCCAGGGCAATCAGGTGCGGTGGAATGGTTGGATACTTTTCCATTTTGTACTTCAGCTGGAGGTCTTTTAGGATTTGTCGGTGTTGTCTTGTCATTGTTTCGCTTTTTCGTTTAACTCATCCCAAATATCATCTGTATCTGGAGTCGGTTTGGGAGTTCCCGAATCGAGAAGGAAGTATCTGCCGTTGTGATTGCGGCCTTTGTTAAGGTTGTGTCCTTTGTAATCTGCATACGACTGCACCCATTTCAGGAATCTGCGTGGCTCGAGCTCCTTGAATGATGTGAATTCGGATGTGAATTCCTGAATCTTGCTGCCGTTATAATAGTAAACATCGAGAGCGAGGTTGCCTTCCTCTGCCCAATCAAAGAAGTCCTTGCACGTTGCTTGAATGAGTCGCTTGGCATCTGCGTTGATGCTGATTGCTTTCATCAATCCATTTGTCAGGTACTTTTGTAGATTCTTGACCATGTAATTGTCGAACTTTAGCCAATCCTCATCTGCCCAGGAGTCGAATAAGAGCCGACCATACTCATCTAATGGACTTCGCTTGCTGTGGAAGTACTGATAGAACTCCAGCTCATGCCTTCTGCGATCATGAGAGCTACCAGCACCACTGATGACATAGTTGGTGGTGATGACAATCTTTGGTGAGCGATTGAATGGGATGAATATCTCATCCTTATTCTTGCGATTCACGGTGATTCCCTCGGTGATGAGACTGAACAGCTGCTCGAAGTCGAATGCTTTGCGCACGTCATCGAATGCAAGTATCTGAGTGTCCAGGTTCACTCGCTGATAAACGAAATCAGACTTCGATGGGTTGAAGCTCTTGCCATCTATCTTGACCACTCTACGCAGATTGTTAAGGGCTGCCAACATCAGTGACTTGCCTGAACCACCATTCGGGTTGTCATCGATTTCTTGGTCATTGAAGATGATTGCCTTCTGGTCAGTCTTATCTTTGAATGTGTGCATCAAATATCCCAGTGTGGTCTCCAGTGCATCCACTCTGCCGCTGTCATCTGCTGAGACCTTGCTCACGAAATCTTGAAAGTCATTGGTGCAGTCATCCAGCTTGGTGAAATCTCTGTCGATTATTTGATTCTCCCAGATGTATCCATCCACATCGATGTAACTCTTGAGCTCCACTTTGCTCTTGGATATCTTGGCCACACCATTCTTGAATGGGATATATGAGGAGCTCTTGCTGTCTTGAAGCATCAGGATATTGATGCTATCAATCATATTTATGAAGTTCTCATTGAATAGGAATGCATTCCTCGAGCAGTAGTTCCACACATCCATTTCACCCTTTCCTTGCAGATAGGTGAGCACAAAGTCCTTGATTTGCTCCGCTGATGATATTCTGACCTTGTTTTCTTTGACTCTGACAAAGGTCGGCTTCTCAGCATTCTCAGGATAGTATTTGTTGAATCCGTTCTTGACCAGGAACTCAGCATAATTTGATGGCTGAATAGTTATGCCACCCTTCTCATTGACTGACCAGAAGATATCATCTCCAGTGTGAATCTCTTTTTTTATATCCTCAATGACATCCTCTCGCACGTTCAGCTGTTTCTT